TGAGGTCGCCCTGCGCGTCTACCGCGACAGGGTTCCAGATGTTGGCACCAAGCGCCTGACCGTTGCCGATGATCGGCTCCAGACCATCACCCACCGCAGGTGGTGGGGCGATGCTGGCGCTAGCGGCGCCCATCGGGAAAAACCGCCCGCCGCCTGCTTTCCAGCGGTCAGCGTGGGTGACTTCACCTTTGGCGTTGACGCGTGAGGCAAGAAGGGGCTGGCCTTTGCCCCAAGCGGCGATGTCCGACTCCTTAGGGCCGAAAATCTCCCAGGCTGGATTCTCTAGGGAGATGTAGAAGTCTCCTTGCTTACCGACATCAGGCCGCGGCCGTCCAGGACCAGACAGGATCGTGTTGCCATCTAATCCAGGGCGCCCCGTTGCACCCATCGGGCCCTGGGGTCCAGTCAGACCCTGTGGACCCTGGGCGATGCCCACGTCGATGATCTCCCCACTGTCGAGGGACAGGACCAGGCGCCCCTGAACGATTCCCGCGCCTGTGATGAGTCCTGCCACGTTGCTGCCTAGGGGTATTGGCTAAGTCTATTTGCGGGGCTCAAGCCCACATCGGCTCCAGCTCTTTGACTTCAACGGGCTGCGTTGCTTCTTCCACTAACGCACGGAAGTTCAGCGCCAGCGCAGGAGCCATGTCGGCATAGCCAACCAGGCCAGGGCAAGCGGCTTCATACAGAGGAGCAGCCTCGGCAGACCAGCGCCCGTTGTTGTCGACGTTTTCGACCACCCAGTCGAACATCTGAACAAGCACGTCAAATGGGAACGATTGAGCGACGGATTCTGTGTACATCGAACGGTTTTTCCGATCGTTCAACACGTTGACCATCAGGCAGCCCATTAGCTTCTCCAGCCTGCGGCCAACGCCCATGGAAGGAATCTGCACCCAGCGGTGAGTATCCACATAGTCAGAGCAGCGGCCTTTGGCGTCGGCCTTGGTGGTGATGCCCCACTTCCAGACGGGGACGCCTTCCTCGATGTAGGTGACGAGATAAAAGGTGGCGGTCATTGACCTGGGCGACTCTCCACCCGTTCTATCCCTACCCCTGCCTAGGGGTCAACCCCTTCAACGTTTCTTCATCGGTTTGAAGCGGTAGTGCCTCAGCCCGTCCACCTTGTCCACGCTCAGCAGCTGCACCATCGCCTCCCTAGCCGACTTCCCACTCGCGATCAGCTCCTGGAATCGCTGCTGCCTTGCCACGCTCCCGAAGAAGTCCACCTGCGTGGTCACTGATGCGGTCTCCAGCCACTCAGGCACACGCCTGACACCAGCACGCCCAACAGGCGGCAGATCCACTGCCTTGCGCCAGTAGGTCTGCCCATCCTTCTTCACTGGCGTGGCGTACCAGCGCTCTGGCAGATCCCGCCCGTCCTGTTGTGCTGCGCTGCGCTTGCTTCGCTGACGGCTCAAGAAGTCCTTCATCGTCTCCCCTCGACGCAGCTCCCCGCTTGCCCGTAGATCGGCCTCGGTGTACAGCTCAACAGCAGAGCCCACGCTTTTGGGCTTGTCCACGCCAGCCTTTGCCCAGCGCCGCTGCTCCTCCGCGTCTTCCTTCATCAGCAGCCTTTCAGTAGCCGTGACGGGGCGACGCATACACCGGCATCGAGGGTGCACGGGAACAGCGGGCAAGTCATCACGGTTGGGTGCGTACTTCTGATCCCACATCGCACACTCAGGGCAGGCACGGGAATCCGTTACACAATCAAAAATGAATCCGCTAATGATCTTTCCCTCGTGATGTTCGCCCGTCTCAGGGTCATCCCATTCCCACTTGTCATTAGCGTCCCACCACGCTTCTGCCGCCTTGGCATTGGCATCAGCGATGGCGGTCCGCACAACCGTCGTAGCGTTCGCCTTCAGCTGTCGCGCTGTCTTGCCCAGGTTGAGATCACCCTTGATCGACTCAAAGATCAGATCTTGAGCGATCGCTTCCGTCGTGCGCCCCTCGAGCAGCCCCTGCGTAACCAGCCTGTCGATACTGGTCATAAAGAACCGACTGAGCCCTGTCCGCTCCTGCCCCACGGTCAGCAGCCCGCCTGCCCTGTCCAGGCTGGTGCCAAACACCTTGGCGAAGCTCTGTCCAGCCACGCCTGACTGGCTGATTGCCTTGAAGTACAGCTCCCCACTGGTGACAGTGATCTCCTTCCCCATCACGAACGTGGTGAAAGGTCTGGCCTGATTCGGCCCAACTGTCACCACAGAACCTTGGCGCACCACCTCGCCGGCAGTCGTCGCCTTTTCAACCCCCAGCTCGATGTAGCCACGGGCGAACTGCTCCATCTGCCCGATCTCACCCTTCAGCGTCTCCAGCACCTGCGCGCCTAGCTGGTTGGCGTAGTTGTCCAACTCACGGAACAGGCCAGGACGCAGCCTCCTCCATTCCGTCTCTCGCATCAAGTCGCCAGGGCCAGGCAGGCCCTTGATCTGTCCGGCAATCCGCCGCAACAGATAAACAAAACGCGGATCAGCCTCGCGGACAACCTTGAGCGTTAGATCCTGCTCGCGGAAGGCTTGACGGACAAGAAGCCGCGCCTGCTCTGGTGTCATCAGCCTTCAGGCTTCTTGGGTGCAGCCTGCGGTGGGGCGTTCTTAGCTGCGATCTCAGCCGTTGCTTCCAGCTTCTGCATCTCCTGCTCCATTGACTGCAGCTCTTCAGCCTCGGCCGATGCCATCACCTCGTCGATGTCCATGTCGTCGCCGAGGACTTCGCCGCGCTTGAGCATTTCAAGGGCAGTCTTGTGATCAAGGAGCCCTGACTGGAACAGGGCGTTGATCGCCGTCATGCCAGTGCCATCCAGCGGATCCACGTTGTAATCCCTGTCAATCACCACTTCAGGTGGCTCAACACCGGCATACTCAGCAGCCATCTCAATGGCAGCCTGCAACGCTTGCTCCAGGTCTTTGCTCACCACGCTCAGGATCGCGTTGCTATCGGTGCGGTCCAGCGCCTTGGCCAGACCAGACTCGGCTGCGTTCTTCTGCTTGCTGAGGATCGCAATCCCCAACGAACTCATCTCCTCCACCAGCGCTTCAAGCTCAGCACGCTGCGATTCAAAGCTGCTGGTAGCAGGCTCGACGTAGTAGATCTCGCACTCACCACGCGGCCCGGTGGCAATCGCGTTGTTCACTGACAGGCCAACGGTATCCTCGTTCTGATCCCAGCCAGCCATTACCATGATCGGCTGCGCAGCAACGTGTAACGCCTGGATCAGGTCAGCCCTGCGCTGGTAGTGCGTCAAATTTAATTGAGCAATATCTCCAAACAACGGAGTCGAGAACAGCGTCCCTTCCTTGTTGGCGTAGGTGGTGACCAGGGGGATCTGATCAAGCGTGATGCGACCGTTCTCGATCAGCGTCCACTGGTTGGTGCCAAGCTCACCCGCTGCTTCGTATAGCTCCCACTTCTTGGGTTCGAGCACACGCACGCGGTTCTTGTACTCCACCGCAAACCTGCCCTTGGGCACTGCAGCGGTCTCGCGGATCCGCACCTGCTGCAACGCACCAGCCTTGATGCGTGGATCCTGCCGCCAGCCGATCACTGACTGGATCTCAACAGGCACGAAGTAAGGCTTCAGCTGTGCCTCCACCTGATCCTTCAACGTGCGGATGTTGCTGGTGTCAGGGAAGTCCACCAGCCAGGACTGATGGCCATAAGCCATCGAGTTGATCAAGACCTGACGGCAGAAGGAGTCGAGGTCCGTGCCCTGACGGTCCACGTCAGTCCGCCACTCCTCAAAATACGCTTCGTCGCCGCCTTCCAGGAAGACGGGTTTGCGCAAGACCAAACCCACGGCCGTCGTGATCAGACGCTGGAAGTAAGGGCTGAAGACGCTGCGGTTGATCCGACCACGCCACGCATCCTCTAGCTCACGCGGTTGCTGCGGGAGATAGCGATCAGCATTGCGCCGCAGATACTGCGTGCCTTCCATGCAGGCACGAATGGGCTCCCACCCTGTAGCCATCGCCCAGTACAAGGGGTCAGGAATCGACGGGTCGTTGTCATCGACCGCGTTACGGCTCTGCGCCCCAAGCCACCCAGCAGCGTAGGGGTCGTTGCTAACCGGGTAGGGGAGGGGTGCCATTAGTCAGCAGCTTTGGTTTGGCGACGACGGGGCTGTGACTCTTCAGCTTTCTTGGGTTCAGCAATGGCGGCAGCGTGAGGGCTGTCAGCCATGGACTCCTTCTTGTATGGCCACCAGGGCGACGGATACCAGCAGCTCATACTCACACCAATACCTAGGCGCAGTCTACGCAGGGCTATTCGTCGTCGTCTTCCAGCTCCGCAGCTTCCTGCGCTTCCCAATACGACTCTTCTACAGCCACTTGCAAGCTCTCAAACCGTGCTGCTTCCTGTTCAGCGCGGATGCTGGCCTGCGAACGAAATTGCCCCCACTCATCGCGGGGGCGTTGCTTCCTGGGTGGTTTCCAGGTCATGCAGGGCGGTTGATCACCGTTTTGATCGTGCCGTCCTGCTTGATGGCGATGACCTTATGCAGACGAGGAGTGCCGGGCTTTGCCTTGAGGAGACGGCCGACAGCGGTGACTTCAGGTTTGGTCATTTGTGCTTTTTCTTGGAGGCGTTTGCAACAGCGCGTTTGACTGACTCATTCACGCTGATCGGGGTGCCGCGCTTACGCATACGCGCAGACGGAGCGAGCAAGAACTGAGTTGCACGCTCGTGAGTGCGTGACGAGTTCATATCACGCCGAGTCGATGCTGATGCAAGACGCTGCCCAGGGCGATTGGCATCAATCCTGTTAACGATGCGAGAAGCCTTGGCCTCGTCGATCTTGCCAACAGGCTTCCGCCGCGCAGCGACAGGCTTAACAGCAGTGCCAGAGCGCGATGCAGCAACGCGAACGCTGTAGCCGCCGTTTGCACCTTGGCTGACCTCAACGCGACGGCCTGTCGCCTTGCCTAAATCAGACGCCTTCCTTGCTTCTGCAGCAGTCAGACCCGAACGCGAACGCACCATGTTGCCTGAACGAGTAGCCAGCCGATCCAGCTGCTCATTAGCTGACGCCTTGGGCTTAGCTGTTCCACCAGGTGCACGACCCCATGCCTTTGCTGCTGCTGCTTCGTATTCAGCCTTGGTGAGACCAGCCTTGTTTGTCTTCGCAGCTGGTGCAGCAGGCTTGGCAGCAGGCTTGGCTGCCCTGTTCTTCCCAATCGTGCCTGCAGGCTTGCCCCCTGCAATCTCCTTGGTCTGCGTCTCGCGCTTGTTGCCTGATGCCGTAGCAAGCCTTCCACCACGGGCAGTAGCACCAACACTGGCGAAACGCCCCCTGTTGTCCCTGACGTAACGCCGCGCCATGTGCCCTAGGTAGCCATAGGGCAAGTCTAGAGATCAGTAGACACGCCAGCTCGTGCCGCCGGTCTTCCACTGTCTCAGCGCTGCCAAGCGATAGACGCAATATCCCATCGAATCACCCGCGTGGGAGAGGTCGTCCATCCCAACGCCACCCTTGGTGGGCTTGCCTTTGTCGTCGTAACTGTGCTGTTCCAAGGTTCGCCGCAAGTGCTTGCAGCCATTGCCCACCAACAGCCGCCCTTGGGTGAGGCAGGCATTGACCGCATTAATTCGGTCTTGGATTAGCGGGTTGCTTTGCTGGCTGATGACGTGGTGCCCAGCCTTCTTGAGGATGCTGATGTCTGACTCCTGGGCCGCGGCCGTGCTGCGCTGCTTTGCCGCTGCGTCAGGGATCAGCGTCAGCTGCCCACGCTTGAAGTGCAGTGGGTACAGCTCCTTGAGTCCTTCCGCGATCTGCTGCGTGTCGCGGTAGACCGCCTCAGCAAAGAAGTGGAAGGTGTCGCCACGCTTGACGCAATGCTGTGTCACAGAATTGCCGACATTTATATCTATCCCAACGAAGATCGTTTCATGCTCTTCGGGCAGCGCATCGGTGTAGTGCAAGCTCCGATCGAAGTCGGGGTAAAGCGCACACGACGCAAGGTTGACAAAATGTCCTTCTAAATAACTCTGGATCAGAGGCCCGCTGTAATTGCGCTTGAGGCTCTCAATAAACTCCTTGGGCAGGTTCGGGTTGTCCATCGTGCGGACCCGAATCAGCCGCTTATCAGGGCCAGGGTTCTCTTTGAAAGTCCTGAACGCCCAGGCAAAACCCTCTGGGGTCGAGGCAACTGCCAGCTGCTGTGTCCCGCCTGAACGCAGACGGGCCAACATCATTTCACTAGCTTTCTGCGCAATTTCAACGGGCAAAGTATCACATTCATCCCAGCAACTCCATGCAAGGTTTTGCCCTCTGATTTTCTGATAGTTTGTTGCTGACTGACAAAGAATCTTGCACTTACCATTAGGCAAAGTCAGCAAGTATTCAGGCTGCGGGCTTGCTCTGAACTCATACTCAATCCCCCAGCGCTCTAGCGCTTCATCCATGGCAGGGAAGAAAACAGTGCGCAGCATGGGGAAGCTGGGCTCGCACACCATGCCCGTCGTGTTCTCGTTGCCTGGTGCCATGGCAAGGAACAAACACTTTGCAGTCAGCGCAAAGGATTTTCCACTGCCGAATCCTCCAATGTACGCCAGGATTCGATGCTTCTCGTCTAGGACAAAATCACGCTGAGCGGGGAGGAGGTCAGCAAGGATCCGAGCCTTGAGTTCCTCAACCGTTCCCTCTGGTGGCGCCTCGACAGGGACGGGCTTCTCAAGGAGACCACCCCCCGCACAACGGTCAAGGATTGAAGGCACGCAATGCCTCCCTGTCGATGGCGGCTTCTAACTGAGCCCTCTTCTGCTCAGTCAAATGATGCGACGTGACGTAAGCGCTGACGCTGATGCCATCACGAGTGATCGTGCATTTGATCAGCTCAGCATCAAGCACTTCCACATCCATCAGACGTCTATCCCGATGAGCTTGGCCTGGGCAGCGACCGAGTTGAGAGCCGTTTGAATCTGCCCCCGTTTGAAGGCAGCGTTCTCGTAGGTGCGGAGACGCTGCAAGGCTTCGGCTAGCCAAGCAGGGCGAGCCATGTCGGCATCAGCAAAGAGCAGGTCGCGAGCTTTTTTGATGTAGGTATCGATCTGCCGTTCTGAAACGCGCCACTTTTCAGAACAGATTTGCTGGATTTGAGTGCGGCTATGACCAGTGGACAGGAGGCCATAGACCTCCTGCGTTCTCAGGTGACTTTCTGCGTTAGTGACCTTGTTCGCCACGACTGAAGTATTCCTTGTCTTTAAGGCTAAGGGTTGCGCAGGGCTAGGGGAGGTTGGCGGGCGGTTCAGCCCAGAGGCCGGTTGTCAAACCATGGAGGGTGTGATCGGGGTTGGCACGGCCGCTGAGCTGATAAAGCTGCTCCATGACGAGGGTTCTGTTGTCCATTGCACGGACATCGGTTGCGCCTGGCTTGTTGGGGTGAGGGGTGGTGCGGAGGAGGCGGACATGCTCCTGAGGGGTGAGCTTTTTCACGCGACTTGCCAGCGCTGAGCTTCCCAATTTTGGCGAGCTGCTATGGCCTCTTCCTTGGAACGGAAGCTGCCGAGGTGAAGCATCTTGCGATCGACCCACCCCTTGGCCATCCACCGCTGGTCGCGCTCGTGCCAGTAGACACCTTTCGGCTCATCGCGCCGAGGCTTGGCGTTTAGGGCATTGAGCGACTTGTCCAACAACCTGAGGTTGTCAGGGTGGTTGTTGAGCTTGTCGCGGTCGATGTGATCGACCAGGCACTGGCCTGGATCGCGCTTGTGGGTAAGAGCCCAAATGATGCGGTGAACTCGATAACCTCGACGATCAATGCCCACGGTGAGGTAGCCACTAAGCGTTAAGCCACCAGCCTCTTCGCCAGCCTTGACATGGCCGCGAGGGATGCGGTTGATGAGCTTGCCGTCTCGGATCAGGAACAGCTCTTCGAGCCGATCAATGGGCGGCAGAGATCGATAGGATTCGGGCATCGCCTAGTGCATGTAGGTGGTCGTTGGGCAGGGTGTTGACGCACCGCTGCCCTCTCATTTTATCGAAATACCCCTACGCAAGGGGAGTGATGGTGATGAGAGCGCCTTGGGGTTCGTCGCCAACGCAGTAGCGCTTGGAGACGTTCATGGTGACGATCTGACGGTCGTCGTCATAGGCAACGCCGGTCAGGGCGTCTTCTGTTGAGCGGACGAGTTTGGAGAGATCACCGTTGCGGCCGGAGGTGTTGTGTTCAGGGGCAGAGGGTTTGACGCCTTTTTTGCCGATGTGAGTGGCTGGGCGTTTGAAGCGGAAGACGATGGAGATCGCCATGGGCTTGGTGGTGTCCCAGCCTGGTGGGACGCAGGCAAGGGCGGCGTGTTTCACGTCTTGCCGCCAGGGTTTAACGGCTTTGGAGGATTCGACAAGGATGCCGTTGCCAAGGGAGCGCTTGGAGCCTTGAGGGGCAGGTAGTCCGTAGACGACGAACGTGAGGGAGTTCGCCATCAGGCTGCAAGCTCCTTAACGCGCTGCAGTGGGATGGCAGCCACCTGAGGGACAACAGCGTTGCCGAGGGCTTTTAAGCGGTCCACCCGACCGGAAAGCCCATCATCTCCTCGACGAAGGACGGGTTGAGATGAATACCGCCGCCAGTTGGGATCAAGGCGTCTGAGACCCTCTTGTGGCCATGTCGCTGGATGTGACCCGAGCCTGACCTGCCCTTGTGATCTGTGGCTGATGGAGTCGGCAGTAGCCGTGCCATGACCGTTTCCAGGTTGGGATGCAGCTCTGGTCGGTTTTGCTGGGTGCGCAGATCCACGGTCATGGCGCTGTTGGCGCGAGGGGTAGGCAACAAGCCACCAGCGGTCGCGTTGGTGACAGGCGCCCACAGCACTTGCCGGTATGCAAGCCCATTCCGCATCAAACCCTGCCTGGGCCAGTTCTCCGAGAACGGTGTCCAGTCCGTTAGCAAGGATCGCTGAGACGTTTTCCAGGACGACGAACTGGGGTCGAACCAGGCGAACGACTCGGATGAGTTCGTGAAAGAGACCAGACCGAGTGCCGTGCTGGATACCGGCCTGCTTGCCAGCTTTGCTGATGTCTTGGCAGGGGAATCCACCGCAAACAACGTCAGCTGAGCCGGGTTGTGGTGAGAAGGTTGTGATGTCGTCATGGATGGGGACATCAGGCCAGTGCTTACGGAGAACGAATTGGCAGAAAGGTTCGCGCTCAACAAAGGCAACAGTTTGGTATCCGCCGACCAAGCGCTCGGCTGCGTAGGAGAAGCCGCCAATGCCGCTGAAAGTGTCAAGGAGACGGAGCATCAGAAGTCAGGGGTTTCAGGAGTGGCGGGCCTGATGGTCCAGGAGGAGGAGGTTTTCTTTGTGGCGACGCCTTCAAGCTGTTCGAGTTCCTGGAGCTGTTTGACAGCTGAGCTGTAGGACCAGGAGGTGCGTGTGGTGAGGGAAGCGGAGCCGTAGGGGGTTGAGAGTTTGTCGGGGATGTCCCCGTTGTCGTAGTGGGCTTGGAGGCCGGCTTTGCACTCATCAACGATGAGTTGGTACGCCTTGATAGCGCGGTTGCAGCGGTCGATCTCCTTGATGAGTTCTTCAGGGGAGGTCGTTTTGAGCTGGGTCGAGGTCATAACAGCGAATCAAGTGGTCACGGCAGACGTCTTGAACGAAGGACTGATCAAGCCAAGTCGCCCAGTCGTCGTTGGTTGGATCGAAGTCGTCGTCATCGGCTGCCGCGTAGGCGGATGGGTGAACGGGGATGGCGCTGAGAGGGCTCTGTGGGGCGTCACAGCCCCGTTTCGAGCCCTGTGGCGTGTGTTTGCGCAGGCGCAGGGTTAAAAGGCGCCTGAAGGCCCGTAGAGCGAGCAGGAGGGTTAGCAAAGCCGTGAGCACCGGCAGCGATGCCAAGCGCGAGGCCAAACGCAAGACCGAAAAGTTCGAGGCGGTGCATGAGTTCATGGCGGGGTGGTGACTGCCCAAGAGTGCCGCAGGGTCTACCCCTACGCAAGGGCATGTAGCAATCAGAAATCAGGTTGCAGGAGCTGGTAGCGATCCCAGCAATCGATCCAGGCACTGAGGCACTCGTCAGGTTCGTTGGCAACGACGCGGGTGACGCCGGGGCCAGCAACGACGGTGACGCACTTGCCGACGGTGATCAGCGGGTGGTGATCCGCGAGGAGCGCGGTGTACGCGCCTAATTGCTCAACAGCTGGCTTGCGTGACTTGGCAGCTGGTGCGCTGCCCACGGTTTTGAGGTCACCCAGGACGACGGTGCCGCGTGCAGTGCGCAGGAGGAAGTCGAAGCTGCCCGCCAGGGACTTGCGGGCGTCGCAGAGGCGGTATTCAACGGCGAGCACCTCGGCGTCCTTGAACAGCGGGTTGGCAAGGAGCGGGGTGATCCACTCGCTGTAGTCGCCCGGATCGGGCTGTTCCTGGCCCAGGAGGAAGGCTTCAAGGGCCGAGTGCGCAGCCAGGCCACGAGGAAGCCATTGATCCTTGGTGGCGTCGATGCGTTCACGGGTCTTGGCAGGCATGTCATGCCCGACGACGCCGGTGACGCTCTGCGCCAGCCACTGCCCGTTCAGCGAGTAGCGATGCCACTCGGGGTAAAAGCACAATCCATCAATGGGACGTAAAAGAGTCACCAGTCCACCTCCAGGTCAACGGGCTGGGCAGGGGTAGCGGGTGCGAAGTCACGGGGATCCGTTGGCTGCACACGAGCCGCAGACGGGGGGACAGTGCAGTCGGGCTCCTCCGGCAAGTCAGGTACGCGCAGGATTTCACCGATGTGCATCAAGCGCCCATTGCCCACCCGCGTCTTCGTGACGTCCTCGTGAGGAGTGGCGTTGCGGCAAGCCTCCTTGACCGCATCGAGGTAATCCTGTCCAGCCTTCTGCGTCCAAAGAAACTCGCGATATTCCAGAACCTTGTCGTGGATGTACTGCGCCTGCTCAGCCGACAGCGCCCTGAGCTGACCGGAAGCGATCAATGAGCCAATCGCACTCTTGCTTTCCGAGTTGCCCTTGAACAGGTTTGCCTCAGCGGTGCGCTCAGCCGTTTCGTCGTCGTCACGGCTGCCGGCGAACACCTGTTGCGTCCTGTTGCCACACGAAGCCAAGCGCGTGCAGAAGATCGGCAAGGACAGGCAGCTGTCGAGCGGAGGATCGTTCGGTCCTAGCGCCCACTTGTTGAGCTTCCAGGTTTGAACGATGCCGGTGTCGTTGCAGCATTCGCATTTGTAGATCCTGGTGCCATAAGGCACGGCCTGCGGGACACCAGCGCGGAGATGTGAATCGCGGTGTGCGCTGTGGCGAGCAACAGCAGAGAAATCAGGGCGGTTCATCAGAGAGTTCCTAAACGACGGCAAAGTTCTTTGTGCTCACGCTCTGCTTGAGCCTGAGCTTCTTCAGGTGAAAGCTTTTTGACCTTCGGCTTCGGAGCGTTGGCGGGCTTGTACTGCTCGTAGCTCGACAGGCGAATGCCGTTCCACTTGGCGTTGGTGCCCAGCTGCAGTTGCTCTTCAACCACAGCGTCGCCGTAGCGCTCTTGGATCTTGACCAGCTCGGTCATGAGCAGCTTCCAAGCCGTCTCACCCTTGCTGCCCTTCTTGACCTTCCAGAACTCCTCGATCGATTTCTCGTGTCGCGCAAGCGACATAGAGATAGTTCTTATGGATTTGGTTTTAGGGCTGTTAGAAACCTCTGGCTCTGAGG